GTCGTTTTGTTTTTGGAGTGATGCGAGTTGTTCTGTTTGTGATTCAATCCATTTGTCGACTGATTCGACTTGGCCGGTTAAAGTGGCTTCTATTTCTTTACCTTTTTCAGCCAGCCACACCCAGGCATCACCGATTTTATCAATGCCTTCCCAAACTGGTTTTAATTTCGGCGCGATTTGAGACATGGACTCCAGTGTGCGCAGTTGCAATTCAAGTCCTTTTGTCTGGGCGTCGATATCATTTAGTTCGTTTCTTGATGTCAGATAACCAGATGCGTACTCAACTGAATTTAAGAGCGTCTGTCTTTGGGTTTGAAGGTCTTCTAATTTATTTTTAATCAGTTTAATTTCACTGGCCATCGTGGTAAGTGAGTTTGACTCAGAAGGGCTTCCGCTGGCCGAGTTAATGAAATTCTCAATAGCGATGGCCGCTTCTTCGCTTACCTGTGATAATTCGCGCAATCGCTCCGCTCTTTGTTCAATGGAGTTGCTGATTCCTTGCCATAAAGCATAACCACCAAGTAATGCAACACCGGCAGGGCCACCCACCAAAGCCATGGCACCTTTTAAACCTGATAATGCTTTTGTTGTGAGGGCAGCTTTTGCATTGAGCGCCACTAATCCGACACCGAACCGCTCGGCGGCCACTGCCGACGCTAATAAACTGGTGCCAATTTTTCCAATCATCGGCCCCAACAATTTCAAAGCGGCACCACCGGCCGCTACTGATATTAGTGTGCTTAAATTTTCGGCAAGTAGATTAATTGACTTAGTGACAAGGGTGGTGGCACCTGTGGCTTTATCCGCATTGCCCACCATAAGCGTAAATTCACGGTTTAAGCCGGTAAAGGCTTCCTGGATGGTTTGGGGGATTTTGGCGGATTGTGCTGCGAACTCTTTGGCTGAATTAGCAAGGGCGGCCACGAGGTCTTCAACCTGCAGGCGGCCGGTTCGGCTGAACTCGAATAGTTCTTTTTTGGTGATATTCAGCTCTTTAGTGAGTGCGGTCATCACCAGTGGGGCGTTTTCCATGACTGATCGGAACTCATCACCGTCTAACTTTCCTTTGGCCATGGCTTGTGTCAGCTGTAATGTGGCTGATGCGGCCTCTTCTGTGGATGTGCCGTAAGCACGGAATGAATTTTGGAGGGATTCGGTGGCTTTAAATAGGGTTTCTTGGTCGATTGCCAGGTCTTTTGTTGCGATTGACATACGAGCGAACAACGTCACGTTTGTATCAATGGCGGTGTATGTGTTACGGCTGATTTCTATCAGTCGTGATTGCGCTTCTTGAAATTGCGCAGTTGTGTCTGTGGCTAATTCAAGGCGTGCATTAAGCTGGGTCATTGTGTCAGCGGCTTTGACCGCTCTATCAACTAATAACCCCAGTCCAACGGCACCGGCCGCTAATTTAGCCTGTTCTTTTAGGCTGTTTAGTGCTTTTGTGCTGGCGTTGGTTCTGGATGTGTAGCTTTTAAATGACTTACCGGATTTATCAACCGATTTATTTAATCCGTCAATTTGCTGGCGCGTTGCTTTAATCGCTTTAACGCCACCGGAGTTGTCACCGGTTATTAGTATTGCTGCTTTGTAATTTTTCGCCATTTTTTCTTAAGCCTTTAAGCACGCCGATTTCAACCATGCGCACGCCGTGAAATAGTTTTTTTTGTTTCTTTAATGGATAAAATGAAAGGGGAACCGCCAAAGCAGCATAGTCAAGGGCTTCTATTTCGCCTAGACCAGACCGCCGCCATTGACTACTGACCATCTGGAAAAATTGGATTATTTCCCAGTTCTGGTGCAGGACTTCAAAGGTTTCGGGTTCGGGATCTTCGGCTAACTGCTTTGGTAGGTTCGTGATGTACTTGCGGGATGTCGTATCGGGTTTTTTTTTCTTTAAAAGTCGCCCAGTGATACCCCGCGTCTATGAGTTTTTTGCTTTTAGTTCCTTCCAGTTCGCCTGGTGTAAACCGATAAAAGCATCTAATATGGCATTCAAATAATGGCTATTATCAAATGCCTCTTCGACTAAGACTTCTTTACTAAACGGCACATCAGTTCCATCCGGGCCCGGCATACGCCAGTCCAGAATATAATCAGCTAAAACAGCATCGATATCTGGGTTACCGTTTCGACCGTTAAAGTCATTCATTAATTCTTTATATTCAGACTTTGGGATTCTCTTAAATTTAACTCTAAAGTTAACAATGATGTCTTTTTTATCAGATGGCAGTTTCGCCGTGCAGTTTTGCCATACTTCGTTTTGATTACCTTTTAATAAACTCATTTTTTAGTTCCTATAACCGTTAAAAGAAAAATGACCGTTTTTAATGCTGGGGTGTGATGCACGGTCAACACATCGCACCCCTGATAAAATCAGAAGGTTAAAGTGATTTCATCATTGCCTGCATCCGTAGGCAGTGCGGTGAACGGGATTGTGTAATACAATTCGCCGCGCACGTCTGTCCGCTGGATGTCGTTTAATTGAACCTGGAGCATATCAATCTTCAAGTTCGGACGGGTGGACCCACCGATGCCGTTATCACCATGCTCTACAGCGATGGCGACCGTGTTAACTGAACCTGAATGGCTTTCTACAGCGGCGAACAGGTCTTTAGTTGCTAAGGTGGGCGCTTTCATGACAATCTGACCGGTGACTTCACGGCCGCTAATGCTTGTGCCTGCACAGTTCGGCTCGTCGTGAATGTTTACGGTGTTGTTAATGTCGACATTAAAGCTATTCACACAGCCCGAATGTCCATCGACAGTGAGGGTTACCGTGTTACCTTTTGACACTGGTACGGCATCTTCCCAGGATGATGTGTCGATAGTGTAAACACCTGCGGCAGTTGGGCGGTTGTACGTGCCCATAAAACCACTAAACTGGATTCTTGGCAGAGATTCCGCGTCCATCTGGATGCTGAATGTGCCACGACAGTTAAGCGATTTTTGTTCCTGCTCTTCATCATCGATAAAATATACAGTGACCATCTCAAATGAGTCGCTAACCGGTGTATATTCAACGTCGATACCTACATCAATGGTTTCTGCAAAACCACAAGCTCGCAATAATGGGCCAAACGCTGGCGCATCGCCGGCGGCGGCTACCTGCGCCAGTTCTACACTAAATCCAAATTCAGTGTGAGGCACGACTTTAGTGATTGAGTTAGCCCCAAAATAACCCCGGTCGCGATTTCGCGTGATGTCGTTACCCGCGTAGTAGGTCCAGTCAAGATCTTCGGTAACACAGGCGTTCGCGCCATCTGGCGTAGGGTCTGTGTCGACTGTTGGCTGTAATTTAGCCAATATCATTTTGTTATTGAAATTCATTTTTTGTCACCTTTTGGTTTGGGTTGACTTTGCTGGGCTTTGTACTCTTTTTCGGTTAACAGCTTTCCGTTAACTTTGTAGTACCGCCCGCCTTTGGTTGGTTTGTTCATAATGTTTCTCGCAATTGGTTCCAGGTTGTAAAATCTAATTGATGCCAGACTGTCTGGCCTGTGATGCTGATTACTTCGCTTTTAACTGCTCGCAAACCGTCATAATCAGACTTATATTGCCAACCGAGTAAAGCGTCGAAAATTTCGTTTTCGAGTGCTTCCACATCGTTATGGCTGCACACAAGATAAAGCGAGATAACCTGATCACGTCTCTGACTGATTCGGTTATCTGCGTTTGAACGCTGCATTGATGAATCACCACGAAAAACGAACAAAGCTGGCAACTCATTGCTTTGGGTGTTTACGGGCTGTAAATCGCGGGCGTTCTCTATCGTCACGAATGAGGTGGTCTCAGCCGTGAGGTGTGCTATAAGGTCGGTTATCATCGGTTTATGAAGAATTTAAAAGCGCGGTAAAATTGGTCGTTGGCTTCTTCTTGAATAAAGTCGAATGTTTTAGCGGCCACGGAATCGTTAACCATCTGCGGTACAGATAAACTAAACAGTTTCGCTATGGCTTCACGACTTGGGTCACCTGCTGATGGTTTACCTGTCCGTTTAAAAATAGGGCTGGGTTTTTGTGAACTAATTTGAAATCCACTTTTAACAAGATCCCTGCGTTTGGTCTTTTTGACTTTTACGCTAACGCCTTTTCGGACACCGCGTGCTGTTGAAACAGTACGGGTTTTAGCCCCAAATTTTCGTAAAGATATTGGTGAGCCTGAATAATCAATGACGTAACTGTCCTGGGCTCTGTATGAGCGGACATGTTTATTTACATCACCGGCTTTTATGGCGTAGATTTTACGAATCTCTTTTGATACCTGGGTTTTAGTCTTAGCTGTGGTTCGCTTTAGTGCGGACCAGAATGCTTTATCGACTTTTTCAGGATCAAACTGCTTTCGCAGCTGGTCGATGTTCGATATATCTACTTTAATCATAGTGCCGATACTGTAATCAGTATGTCATCATCAACAATGATGTCCTGCAGTTCGTATGATTTGGCGCCCATCGTTAATACATCTCCTTTATTGAAGCTAACGGGCTTTTGCATCACTACAGCGTAAGCGATTGAGCGAACCTCACCATCTTCACCGGTAACTTCCACGTTACTATCCACGATCGCTTTAATCGTTGATAGGTTTAATGTGGCGTCTTTAGCGAAGGTAAGGAACGCATCAATGCTTACACTGGTTTCAATCATTTTTTAGATTCTTTTTCAGCGGCTTTGGCTTCTTTTGAACCAGCTTCGACGACTTTACCGCGACGGTGGTAGATACGAAACTCTCGTTCGGTTAACTCTACTGTGTCGCCGGGTGTGGCGTCTTTACCGGGTTCTAATACGAAACCGTTTAATACTTTAGCTTTGATTTTCTTACTCATGTTTCACCTGTTTGGTTAAATAAAAAAAGCCGCCTAACCGCGGCTTTTCTAAGGTCTTATGGTCTGTTCAGCGGTTAGGCGTTTTTACAGAAGCTTTCAGGGCGGCGGACTTGGATATCTACGTCTTGGAATACCCGGACGACTGTGCCACCAGATTTTGCCAGTGTGGCATCATCAAGCATTACATCCAACACACCCCATGAACCGATTAACACATCGCTGAATTTACCCATCAGGATTGTGTTTGCAGTCAGGGAGTTCTTACGGTGAACTTTGTAGCCGTTAACTTCGCCATTTTCCATCAAGAAAATACCTGATCCGGTGTCTTTCTTAGTGGTTTTTAAATGGCCAATAACGGCCGAAGTTGTTACTATATTAAAGTCACCATCTAACGCGTTATCTGTGCCAATCTGAGTTTCAAAATCAACCATTTCTGCCCATGTAGGCTGTCCTGGCGTTGATACAGTTGCGGTATTTACACCGGCTGTTGCGGTAATACCTACAGGATTATCACCGCCGGCAGCACCTTGTAATCCGGCAATATCAATTGCCAAAGCTAACTGCTCTGCAATGTCAGATATTGCTAACTGTTCAACATCCGGCAAACCTTGTTTCAGCATTCGGCGTGTGATTGGAATAGCTCCACCGACAGTTTTGGGTGTCAGCTTGATTAAATCAAAAGACATATCACTGTCAGTCACATCACCTGCTTCATCTACCCAGTAAGCTGTGCTTGCGCCGTCTTTTTTCGGTATAGCCTGATCACCAATTAAGCCACCCATTGAGCGAGCACCTAAATTAACCAATACAGACTTATCATTCAAAATGTCGATGAATGATTCAGGGCGATACTTCTCTTCAACCAAATAGCCACCATCTGCGGGTACACCAACATTTTGGCTGCGCATTTGGATGTCCATCGGAATGTATAAGCCATTCGGCGCTTTACCGATTCGCTCTGCTAACTCAATCGAACATTCACGCTCAAAGCCAGCATCTTTCCAGTTGCCGGTTGCTTGGGCATTTAATGCCCGCAGTAAGCTATAATTTCGCTTTTGTTTCTCGGTTAAATCCAGTTTAGTGCTTACACTTTTTTCGCCGTCATAAGCAACATCTAAGGCTTTTGACCGAAAGTCATTGAAAGACCAGCCTTTTCCGATTGCTTCATCAGCTAAATCTTTAACGTCGACGCCTTTTTCAGCCATCTTGTCTCTTAACTTGTAAATTGAACTAAATCGCTGTTCAGCTTCTTTTCGGGCTCTTGATTCTACGGCAGCCACATCAACCGTGTCTTTTTCTTCTTTGATATCTTCTTTACTCATGGTTTTAATCTCTGGTTTGTTGTGAAAATCACGGCCTACGCCGACACCATCGTCAGCGGGCACACTTACAAGCGATACTTCATGCGGTTGCCATTTTGTTACTCGATAAGATTCAATCCCGTCCTTTTCGCCATCGAGAACCATCTCTAATACTCGATAACCCACCGAGACTTTGGTTCTGATGCCATCAATGACGTCTTGAAACTCTTGTTTCGCTTTTTCGCTCGAACCGAACCGTGCCATTAAGCGACCTTTCTTATCGCTTTCAATTTTTGCGGTTCCGGGTACAACGACACCGATTTGGGTGCGATGATCATGATCGCTTAATATCGGTGCTGAGTTGTTTAGTCTGGATAAATCAACGCTGTCAGGTGAGTGGTCTAAAATCTCATAGCCGAACCACCGTTCATAAGGTTCTTCGCTAGAGAATGCCAACGGCACCGTGCGCTGTTCTTCGTCGATATCCTTTGTCTGGATTAAAAAAGCCCTTGTTGGGCCATTTTCGTTAATCTTCTGTATCAGGTTCTTGTTGTTCTGGTTCTTTTTCATAGTCTCTACCGGTTTTAATTCCCATTGTGTTTAACTGTTCTTGCCAGTTGCGGATTTCATCCAGTACTTCATCAGGGTCGCGGCCTTTCTGTCGGATGATTTCTTGTGGTGATGAAATACAGTAGTCAATAGCTTTTGTGTGGGCGTTCATTTCCTTTTGTGGATCCACCCATTGCCACCGTTTCGGCTGCCAACTGTGCGGCATGTAATAGCTTTCATCGAATGATGGTCTGCGTCCGTTAATAGTGATTGCGCCTGTGGCCAGTGAATGGCTGGCCCATGATTTAAAGAGGCGTTCAATAAAGTGATCAATAGCCCAACGCTGAAATGTACGCCACATATCCTGTTCAACAATGGCTGCTTGTCTCAGGCTTGAATAGTTCGCATCGGAGTAGTTATTCGATAAACTTGCATAGCTGACGTTTAATCCTGATGCAATTTCGCGCAGTAGGTCACTGGTGAACTGTGAATAACCACTGTTCGGGTGATTCGGGTCGAAAACGTCTAACCTTGTGCCGTGCGGCGCTTTAATAAATTCTCCTGGACTGGCTGCAGCGACATAATCACCATCATCGACCTGATCGCCGTCATAGCCCATGCCTTCAAAGTTGTCATACCAGACGCCCATTGTGGTTGCACCTAATCTGGCGGCCACTAATTCGGCTTCTGTATATCCATCAAGCATGCCCAATCGCAGCAATGAACAAGCAAATATCGGCACCCCTCGGCGCTGATTAACGAAGTCAGCTAAAAAACAGTGATAAACCCTGTTCGCTTTAATTTTATTGTAGTGTTTACCGGTTCGGGCGTTGTAATAGTCTGCGTTATCGTCATTCAGTATGTGGTAATACAGTGGCTTTCCGTGGCGGTCATATTCGATGCTTTCTCGGATATATCGGCCGCCTTTTAAGTTTTCGCTATAAAGCACGTCCAACTGCATCGGGTCGATGACTTGTAACTGATATCCGTATGGGTTGTTATTGTTATAAACTTCTATCGCCAGATATTCGCCATCCATAAATATCTGCTGGATGAAGTCATTGCACATCTGAAGTAGTGTCTTTGTGCCGGTGACATCAGGTGAGCCGTACTGACCCCATTGTTTCCATGCTGATTCAATCGCGCTTCTGGCGGCATCGTCCGGTTTACCGTCCGGAAAGGCTATTTTGGACTGAAACTGAAAGCCCTGGTCACCGATTATGTTTGATTTACATAAAGCCAAGAATCGACGGACAAATGAGTTATTTTGCACTGCTTCTCGGCTTCTGGCTCTTAATGACAATAAGCCGTTTTTAATATCCTGATTCGGCTTTGTTGGGGCTGATATCCAGTTTTGTAGATAGCTTATTTTTTGCGCTGATTGATAGGCCCGCTTTGCTTTAGCAGGTGAATGTGATTCCGTTTTAATATCAATGTTAAACTGAAAATCGGCCACCGGCTCGTTAAACGGCACCATCGCTGTGCCTGTCGTGCGGGTCTTGCGTTTAAATAGATTCATAGAAACCTTGTGCGGATTTTAGTTTTAGCGGTACCGGCAGACAGTTCGTTTTCGATTTGTTCGGCTTTGAGTTCGCGTTTTAATTGATTTCTCAACTGCAACAGTTCAGCCCTGTCATATTTTCTAATTTCACGGTCGTTAAATCGGACTTGTTGCTGGTCGTCTGTGGCGTTGCCGAGTAAATAGGCGTCCATTGCATCAACAATCTGTTGTAACTGGCTTCGGCCGTCGTAGTTTGGCTGACTAGCGAAGTCTTCGATGACTTGTGTTGTTCCGCTTCCGACGCAATAGCGATCAGTGCCATCATCAACAAATGCCTGCCAGTCATAACGGCCGGTGTTAAATAAAGCGGTATCACCAAATCCCAGGTGTATTTCGTAATCATCACCATCGGCAACAGCTATTACAGTCTGCTTATCGGTCGGTGAGATAAATGTATAAGTAAGTGTCCAGGCACTGGCGGGGTAGTCGCTTAGGCTTTCGGTCCATTTAAGCGTGACACCTTTTGTGATTTTACTGGGTACGTTCATTTCCAACTCGTAGCGAAGTTATTTGATTTAGCTTTTCGGTTTTTTGGTCTGGTTCTTTGCGTATGACTGACTTTCTTCTCAGTCTTTTTCGGTTCCTGATTTTGCTTAATACGTTCGTAGTTCGGGGCCAGTATTGATTTAGCGGCCATGTTATATACCCGACAGTCCAGGGCTTCATTTCGGCCTTTGGCTATCCATGCCCGGTACGGCACACCGGCTTTATGCTTAGTGATGCACTTTTCGTTCGTGAGCATCTCAAAATATCGGTCGTCATAACCGGCTTCTGGTTCAGCCGGGAAGTGACAGTAACCGGCACCGGTCTTTGATATCCGGAGCATTGAGAATATTAATAGTTCTTTTGCGGTGTCAGTGCCGACCGTGTAAAGATGAACTTTGCCTTTGTTGTTTTTGCTGGGTCTGCCGGTGATTGGTTTACCGGCACCTGCCATTCCCTTAATCGCGTACACTCTGCCTTTGTGTTTTCTGGCGAAGTTGTAAACCTGTTCTGTGTAGTGACCACCGGAATCAATGGTCATGATCGGTATGTGTAATTCCACATCGTCATGACGTTTAAATGTCATTGATAAGACATCTTCAAGCTTTTCCCAAAGTTCAGGCATTCCGGGGTCGCCGGTGAGAGCATCATATTTAACACCCCATGTTTCATCACCTTCACCCCATGCCATGGTTTCATATTCCAATCGATCATCCTGGACATCGACGGCGGCTGTTAATACAAGGGCTTTATCCGGCAAGGCTTTGCCGTATGGCTCCCTTCTGGCTGCAATGTCTTGCCAATCAACCGTTTCCTCATCTTCCCGCCAAACCTCACCAAGCGATGTGTTTACAAAGGTTTTAAGCGTTTCGGGTGATTTACGAGCTGTTAAGAAGTCGTTCCTGACTTCAAGCCATGACTTCCATGGACTGTATAATTCATTCAGGTGAAAACCGGCCGTACCGTTAAAGTCGGCACCGGCAACCCATTCACCGCCAACTAACATGCTCTTTTTGTGCTTTTCTTCAATCACACATGAGCATTCCGGGCAAACCATGTGGACATCGTCCATGTGATTGCCATCGTCGTCTTTTGACCACTGAAGGTTTTTAAACTCTAAGTGATGCGGTTCACCACAGTGTGGGCAGTCAACATGATATCGGCACTGATCACTTTCTTCATATGCCAGTGATACCCGGCTGTGGCCTTCATCAGTCGGGGTGCTCGTGATTATTCGCTTACGGTTCCAGAATGTCGTGGTCCTTTTTGTACCCAGCGCGACCGGGTCACCCTCAGTACCAGCAGACACCGGGTATCTGTCCACTTCATCAAACAGTACAATCCGCACCGGCCGTGATGCCAATGATGCGGGGCTGTTAGCACCGGCCATGGTTATATGGCCACCTGTGAACTTCTTGTGAAGCATGGTGTTACCACCACCCCGGGTTTTAGCGTCCGGATAAATATTTTTTAAAGCCGGAGTATCTCGGACCATCGGCGCCAATCTGTCTTTACTGAATGTCTCAGCCATTTCAAGCGTTGGCTGTATCATCAATATCGGCGACGGGTCCTGATCGCTGTAATAACCGATTGCGTTTAGAATAATCTCAGTCTTACCCACCTGGGCAGATGACATCACTACAACAGTGTGAACGGCAGGATCACTTATCGCATCAAGGATTCCTTGTTGATATGGGGCCCGGCTTGTTTTCCAGCGGCCGGGTTCTGATGATGATTCGCTCGATAATCGACGATATTCATCAGCCCACTCACTGACAGTTAAATCAGGCGGTGGCTTGCATTGCTTCAAGCTTCGCAAGCGTGCGGTCGACATCAATTCCGATATCTGCTGAAAATTGCTCACTTGATATTTCTGTCAATACTTCTTGTATATGGTCTTTAAGTATCTGCTGCACTTCAGCAGGTTTACTTATGTTTGTTAAATCCTTGGCTAATTTGGTGGGTGTCGATAACAATTTCTGGCGAAGTGCGGTGGCCATCTTCGTGTAATTCAAAACAACGAAATCAACGTCCATTAATTTACCCTCAAGCTGTTTGCGCTCAAGGTTAGTTTTAATTCTCTGCTCTTTGGTCAGCTTCGCACGTTCCTCAGTGAGATTTAATTCACCATCTTCATCGTCAGGGTTCTCATGACGATATGCCACCAACTCACGTAAGTCGTAAAATACTTCGCGCCCCTTTTTGCTGTGTGGCTTAACGTCCCACGCTGAAAATGCCTGGGTGCTTACTTGAAAAAAATGCTGCTGATTCTGTCTTATTGAACAGTACCGGTTCTGACTTTCTAACTTTCATAACAAAACAACAACAACCTATGGCGCCATAAATCTAGCGGAATCTCGCGCTCGCCAGCCCCCGTAAGCACGGCCCCAGAAAGGACCCGCTTTTTTCTACATAAAGCGAGATATAACCAACTGAAATAAGTCAACGACTCCAATAGTGTTAGCCACATATACAATAATTCCACCAATAATCCAGTTCTTTATTTTCTCAAGACTTCTGTCTTTGTTTTTCTGCCACTGATCATGGCTTTCAACTAAAGTGCTCATTTTTTCCTGTACCTGCTCAACACTATCAATTCTGATGTGAGCGTGTTCAATGTTGTTTCGATCGAAGTTCATAAATGTGTTTGATTCTTGTTACTTTATCAGCGCAGATAGTGAAAGCTTTATTTAGCTTAAGCAAGGCACCTGACCACGTGTCTGTCTCATTGATTGGGGTCTTTGAGCAAATAAGTAATTCAGGATCTATTTTAATCGCCTGGGGAATATACACCGGCACTTGCTCAGTCTCTACGACTGTTCGCGTCCTGTAACAGCCTGACGACATCAGCACCGATGCGCATATTAGCGCAGCCACCGAGCGCATTGAGCCTAACTTGTAATTGTTCATATTCGTTATTGATTGAAGCAATGCGTGCCTGATGTGCTTTTAATTCACTTTCGTTAGCATTGGAGTTAGCTTCGCGTTCAAGCACGCATTGTCTGTTTGCATCTTGAAGTGATGCTATTGTTTTTAAATTAGATTTGTTAGCGTTTTTAGCATTTGTAAGTTGCATCTTTAATGATTCATTATTAGCTTCAGCCACCTTAAGGTCAGACCGTTTAATCATTGCATAAGACACTGAGACAATAAGAGCAACGAATAAACCCGCTGATATAACACCCAGCGACTTTATAGTGATGTACTTCATTTCTTATTCTTAAACCACCAATGAACAACTACGAAAGCCGCTGTGATGATTGAGCCAATCAAACCAAGTAAAACAGGGTTTGATGCCGCCAACAGTTCCTTGTCAGCCAATCGAATAACCAGGAATGTGATCAGCGCCATCACCCACATAGTCATAATCATAGGAAAGGCTGCTTTAATAGCCGCCCACATTGTTTTTATTTGTTCGCTCATGAATCCCCCTCATCGTTCTTTAACCACGGCCAGTGTCCAACCAAACCCCATGGTCGCGTAAGTACAAACCATAAGGCCCGAAAGCGGTTAATCCTGTTCGAAACATCGAATCCGGTGTTATCCTGAATCTTCTGATCAATCGGCTTAAACAGATAAAAGAATACGACCAAACCCAGTAACCACATCGGCATCATGGCGATAATTAATAATGTACTCATATCCACTCGTTGTTTTTATAAATTAAAGCGGTACGCTTAGCGCGTTCCGGTGATTGTTTGGTTGCCCATAGACTATCCAGCATTTCATCAGCAGCGGCACCATGTGCCCCACTCTCAATAAAAAACCGAGTATTATTGAATTCATGTAAGCCATAACCCATCTGATAAGCCATCATTGTTAATGCGCACTGCCGAACCTCACCGATCATATCGAAGTTCTTAACGAACTCACGGGCGATAGTGATAGCAGTATCAACGTAAATAATAAGATTGCGCCGGGCTTCCCACCGCGGCATCTCGGCAGTATCCTTAGAGACAGGATAAGATTTAAGACCCCGAGTATATAACCGGGTCGATCCGTGACCGATGGTCCACACACCCATAGTGTCTTTATACGGATGCGCACGATAACCTTCATCACTGATCAACCGATCTATCATGATGAGGTAGTTTTTCATTCAGGCATAAAAAAACCCACCGGACGGCAGGTTTAAAGTCAGTATTCGATAGTGGTAATTATAGGGTAAAAAGTGCGGAATGTCTAATTTTTTGAATATTTTAGATAATATTATCCATTTAAATATTCATACACACAGTTAACCACCCGGGCCATCTTAATCGTAATGTCATCAACCTGTGCATTAATGAACCCTGCGTACTTATTTTTGTATGTCTTATCACTACAATCCAATA